GTTATGGCCACCGTTGCCGTCAGGCTTTAACTCGGACAGGTAATACTTTACAAAATGACGGATAAGCCCAGCCCCCAGCCCCAAAATGGTACAACTCCCCAAAGTTATACCGACTACGAGCTGGACTTGTTCCATTACTTCTTAACCCCAAACTGACCTTCCGAAGGTTGAAGTGCTTTAAGTAATGGCCCGATTAGCCCGGCGATAAACGCGTTAGCCAATACTTTTGGATCTGATATACCAGACATATACAGCGCAGCGGCGCTAGCCAGCGCAGCACGACCGTAGGATTTTGCAGCAGCTATTGCTTGTTCTTTCATTTTGTGCTCCTCAGTGCCCTTAAGGATTTTGGATAACTATAAACCTAAACTCTTGATTAAGGCTTTAGCCTTGGCCGGTGTCACATTGACCTCAAAGTGCATATCGTCTGGACGGCTCTTAAAATCGCCGCCCCATTTTAGGCCGTACTTCTTAGCCAAAGCCCGAATCATTGGCACCTTTTCAGCCGGGAACGTATCAAACTTACCTAACGGGTGTTTAGTCGCATTTAGATCGATAGCTGTACCGGATGAGTGGCACGATAGTTTGGTCGGATTACCTCTAACCATTCTGTACGCGTATGCCCAATCGTCAAACACGCCCTCATCAATCGGTTCAATTAGCTCGTGAAATTCAGCCGCGAAGGCTGCGAGTAATGGCCCCACACTCTCAGCGCATCGCAGCTTACGATCCGTACCCTTTACAGGGTAGGACTTTATTTTAATCTCGGCCGGATCTTTCGAGGCCGGGTAGCCGTTGTAACTTGTCTCCATTATTTACCGAGCTTTAACCCGTCAGGAATTGGCTTTGAGTATTCCCATTTTTCAATATAAACAATGCCATCGCCATCGTCTTTTAAGAAAATGCCTAATTTCTCGAAAGTGTCAGTTAAACTTATTTCAGGATAAAAAGCCACAATTTTTTCATCTAATCTCATTTTATGCTCCTAAGTATTGTACGCCGAAAACAGTAGTACCTGGCTCAAAAGTATTGGAATACAATGTCACATTTGCGCCACTATTTTGGTAACACTCAAACTCGATATAATCTCCAGCGGTTAAATCTAAAATATCGGCTATCTGGACATATTCTAACGCTGTACCATCAGCAACACCAAAATTCAAAATATTTGTCTGGTTTTTTCTTATTCTCCAATATTTGTATGTCGTGGTAGTTGTATCCCAACTAAATCGAGCGATGACCGAATACTTACCAGATTTTCCAGTTGGAATAGTAATGCGTGTGTTGTTTGTCGCATTGTCGTGAAAGCCATCTGTATCAAAAGTTTCTGTATTAAAACTTATTGCCGTCAAAGCATTGCTACCGATTGCTTGGTCTGCTGATTTTGTTAAGCGGCAACCTACAAAAGCGGGAGTTCCACCTGACGGAGTTGCCCATTTTAGTCCCGTAGTTTCGGCTGAGTCCGCGGTTAGTACGGTGCCATTAGCTCCTACGGCCAAACGTGCAAAAGTGTCCGCACCTGTCCCGGGAACAAGATCGCCTTTAGCATCGATAGCCGTAGCCATCGAGTTAGTAACTGTCACGGTACCGCTAGTACCTCCGCCGCTAATACCTGTACCAGCTGTAACGCCGGTAATGTCTCCAGCCGCATCCGTTACCCAAGTGAAATCCATATCGGTATTGGATGCCTTGCTTAATACCTGTCCTGTCGTACCGCCCTTTAGATCAACCATCGACGCATCGATAGAATCTCCAAGGGCTTCGATAGCCGTAGCTCCATCTTTAACAAGATCTGTCGAAGTTGGAACGGGCCAGTTAAAGTTCGGGGTGACCGTTGCCATTATGTTAAACCTCCAAAAGCGTTTTCCCAGATAAGTGTAGCGTTTACACCTGTCCAAACCAGGTTAGACGGGCTAACCGTTGCCCACTGTGGCGCTACCAGTGAGAAATCTGTAGGGCTCAAAGTAAGCGTTATGTCTACGAATTGAGGCGTAGCCCTGATCGCAAAGCCTTCTAAAAATCCATTAAAGGACCCGTTAAACATATTGATGGGTAGGTCATTGATAACGATCGGCTCACCGAAGAATACGTTAATCAGCTTATTGCGCTCGGCATCAGGCAGGTCTGGGTTGTCTAGGCGGAAGGTAATACTTTGTAGCTGCTCGCGTGGGATAGCCCGAAGGCCCAGTTCGCGGTCCATTACATCCTCAACGTCGGTTAGCTTGTCTAGGTTAGAGCTAAAGCTGCGCTGGTACCTGCCGTACGTGGCGATGGAAGCGGCATCCAGGGCCGTGGCCTGTGAGGAGTAATTGTTGCCATAATTAAATACCAGGGAATTGCGAATCTTGCCGATCTGTAAAATAGATTTAACCGTTGTCGGTATCGCGTAATTGGCAGATAGTGTCGTATACCCATTAGCTGATAAATAGGTTGTCCGGGCATCGGCATCGCCATAACAAACCCGTCCGGCTTTATCCTCATATATATTTCCGAGTGCGCTTTGTGCAATTTGAGCGCAGAGGTTGTAGCTGCTAAACGGATCGGCTGAGCGTGGAATCATCTCGTATAAGCCAGGTTGGTCAATTTGTCCAAGGCCTACATTCTCAGCATTTGCCCAGGTTGTCGTAGGGTCATAATCAACCCACTCCAGCGCCGGCGCTACTTCATTCCAAGAGTTAATAAGTAAATCGTTTAGAATGTCATAAATCTGGTCGCCGTCATAGTCTTTAGAAAGGGCATCTGGGAACAAGGCTTTGGTTAATTTGGCCAGGGAACCGACAGCCAATATATTACCGATTGTTACAAACCCGACCTCTTCAGGCGAGCGGACGGATATACCAAAGTCCGATACGGTGCCACCGAATACGGGTACATATGTACCGGAGCTATTTTTTAGCTCAAGAGTCAAAATATCGGTAACATCAATATCAAAGGCCGTATTATCCACGTTTACGATTTCCATACGGGCATACCCGGCGTTGCATTGTAGATCGATATCATCGCGACCGGTGGCCATATTTACGCTTAGGACGTTTGTGTAAACCGTCGTACCGACGGTTATACGCCACTCTGGAAGCCACGCGCTCACGCTATCGTATAGTCTCCGGAGCCTCTATTAACTGAGGTTCCCCTATAAGTTGATTGATTAAGTACGTCCTCAACAGCTCGAGCAATAGCCTCAGGATCCCCTAAACCTGCCTCGATCTTAATATTATAAGTAGCCGGATAGCCGGCGCCGTAATTCATCGTAGGGCTATAACCGCCTAGGTTGCTTTGTTGATCCTCGGTTAAAGTTGGAAATAAATCAAAGATAGTTACATCCTTGCCTAACGTGCTGGTTGCCTCAGCCATTTTTTCAACGGTATCTATAACGGTTGAAACTGGGATAAGTGAACCTACACCGCTGGAAGTCAAACCGCCTAGATTTCCTCCGGTGCCAATCTTTCCTAATAACGCTACATATTCTTGTAATGCTTTCAAGCGCGCATCGTCGGCTGCCTTTTGTGCCTTGGCTACGCGGTCGATCATATTTAACTCTTCGGATTCGCGGAGTTTTCCTAGCACGGTTGCCGCATTGGAAGTTTTGCTAAGTGAGGCAAGTTTGGCAATTTCGGTTAGTTGAATCTGTACGCGCTCGCTGTAACTTTCCTTAGCTGCTAAATCACCGGCAGCCGTAATGGCGGCGTTGTATTTACCAAAGGCGATCTGGCGAGCGTTCTCCTTATCGCCTTCGGCCATTTTAGACTTATCAATAGCATTTAATTCATTTAATAACTGCGTATTAATAGCCAATAACGCCGCATCGCTAATCTGTTTGATGCCGGCCAATTTAGCCAAATCAGCGTTCTTTTGGAAGTTAGCCAGTTCGCCTATCTTCTTTAATGCCAGATCGCCGTTTTCGTCCTCGATAGCCATAAGCGCCTCAAGGCGTAACAAGGTCTCTTTGTCATAGGTTGCCTTTAATGCCGCCGCAATAGATACCCGGGTCGTATCAAAGACTGCCGCAGCCTTGCTTAGAGCTAACTTATTCTTTTCGGCTAACTGGGCTTTCTTTTGTAATGCGATTAATTCCTTTTGGCGCTTTAATGCTTCCTTGTCCATTTTGGCTTTTTCTGCATTGGCCTGGATATTTTTAATATCTTGAGGTACGCCTTGTGGGAATCCACCCTGGCGGCCTAAAACTATGTCTACATTATTACGTAAAGCACCGATTGAGAACCTGCCGAGATAATTCTTAAGAGCTCTACCGGCATCCTCTAAAACCCCAGCGCCCGGGATGCTAGAGAATAGATTGCCTAATTCTTTTGTTAGGTACGCCGTATTAGTAATAAGGCCCGAAATTGAATCAGCAGCGCTGTCCACCTTGGTAATTAATTTATCCATACCACCGGATGAAGTACCCAATGCAGCTACTAAAGATTGACCTATCTGTTCGCTAGCTTGTTCTGCCGCAATTTTAAGGCGATTAACCGAACCGGCATATGAATCAGCCGCGTTTTTAGATTGACCTGCGTATTGTGCAGCGATTAGCTTCTCGATTTCGAGATATGACTTACCGGATAACTCGGCGTTTGTTAATCCTAGGTTTAACTGCTTTAGGCCTTTGAGGTTACCTACGTACGCCTGACTTAGGATTTTCGTAGCTGATACCAGATCCATACCCGTACCGGCGCTGATATCCATCGCGGTATTTAACATCGATTGCGCAATAGTTGTAGATCTGGTTACCTGCGCTAATTGAATGAATGAAGGTTGAAGTACATCGCGATTGACACCGGTAGCCTTTTCCACGGCATCGATATAGCCCTCTGCCTCAGCGGTTGCAAAGGAGAAGCCTAAGTTACGTAATGCCTGGTCTAAACGCTTTGCCTCGGCTATCTGTTCGCCGTATGCAGCTACAGCCTTCTTTGAATAACCGAGTAGGGCAGCGGCGCTAAAAGTTATGCCTAGGGTTCGACCCAAGCCTTTAACGGTTTTACCAAAGGCATTGATCTGCTTTTCGCCTTTGGTAAGCGCCTTGCCATTCCATTCGGCAGCGGCGGTAACTAATAGATTAGGTAGATTAGCCATTATGCAGCCAGCCCGAATCGGCCCTGGTTAAAGTTTTCAATCGTTTTCATAATAGCCATTACGACCGCATCCTGGGCTTTGCCCCGATCCTCTTTCCAAGCTCTGAAAATCATACGACCACGCTCGGCTTGTTTGTCACCGTAGAGTGGCCCCATTCGGCTGATAAAGTGAGCACCAGCCCCAGGATTGTTAGAACGACTATTAGGGTCTCCGCCTGGATTTTTACGGCCAGCGGTCTCATAGATTGAACCGGCTGCGGATTTGTTGGCCACGTAATATAACGCTTGCCAGCCGTTACGGTTACGCTTGCTGGGTGCCTGTGAGTAATAGATACCCTTCTTGGCTTGTTCGGCATCATACAACGGGAACATACGGAGGCGGCCCTCGGTATTCATTGTTCTAAACATAGAGTTACGTGCGGTGATTTGTTTACCGCGTGAACCCTCGGCCCACATATAAAGATTGTCTGGTTGTGGCGAAGGCGCAAAGCCGCGAGCCTTATCCCGGATTGGAATCATAGCTGCGCGGACTTCGGCGTTCATCTCTTTTAGCATTTCGGGATCAACCTTACGGAGCATTTTAACCGTTTCGCGTACGCCTTTTAGAGCGACTGGCATTTTCGGCCTCCTTGGCTTGATCGTTTAATACTTGTATTAACGTGTCGTACATCGTTCTATCGAGATCCAATATCGCCTGTGGCGCGACCCCGAGCCTGATAGATAGTTGTGCTATCTGGTAGGTCCGGGAATCGCGCCCTAGCTTAAAGGTTGCTCATCGTATAAAACGTTCACCTCTTTTAACGTATCTAAGAAATCAACGCCGAACATCTTTACCGTCTCGCCGGTTGCCTTGAGACATTCCCAAGCCAGATAGTAGAGATCGCCCTGCTTTTCATCCTCACGAAAGGCTTTATGAAAGCCCTTCTTTGTATGTAGCTCGAACAGGTACTCAATACGCGGCGTAATGTCG